AACACTTCACAAACAGGGGTCGCAGATAACAGCCTATTGTCTGCCAGCCACGGTTTCACAAGATGTAAAGGTTTATTGATATGGAACCGATCAGCACCGCATTAGCTGGGATCGCTTTGGTTAAAGGCGCGACAGATGCAATAAAATCGGCTATCGGCACCGCAAATGATATAAGCGATATCGCGACCTACATAGATCAATTATTCACCGGAACTGACCAGTGCCAGCGTGAACGCAACAAGAAATCTGGCGTTGGCGCTATGGACGGCATTGGCGGCGTTGCTACAGAAATGATTGATGCCAAGCTGGCACAAGAAAAGTTATATGAAGTATCTGTGCTTGTTGATTTGCGTTTTGGCAATGGCACTTGGCGATCTATCGTTGAAGAACGCGCCCGCCGCTTGCAGGCACAAAAACAACATCAAAAGCAGATCGCTATTGAAAAGGCGGCGCAACGCAAAGAGATTTTTGACGGCCTAACTATGCTCTTTTATTTAATCATGGGCGTGGTTGTTGTCGGGCTAATTGCGTTAGTGGCCTTCAAAGCATATGCAAGCATTCCCAAAATGACGACATGCCGTTTAGCGGCAATGGAAAAGATTTCCGACAAAGAAGTTTTGTGTGTGTATCAGGGCGCGCAAAACACTCAAGAGCAACACACATCTGAAATCTATATCGGGTGCGTAGGTCAATATCAATGCGAATACAACCCGAAGCCAAAGGGCGCAACGCTTAAAGATACGCTTAACTCAATCCGAAACGCTTTAGATTAAAGGTGCCTGCATGTCAGTGGAACGTGAACTTGGTGAAATGTCGAGCCGTATGCGCACGCTTGAGCGTGAGATGGCTGAAACAAAAGACACATTAAAAGAACTTCACACACTTGCTTTGCAAGCTAAAGGCGGCTGGAAAGCATTGCTTTTGATCGCAGGCATCGCGGGTGCGGCTGGTGCGCTTGTTGCTAAGTTTGCTTTTGCTTTAGGTGTGCTGCCAAAATAAATGCTGGAAGTCTCAACAGGCCGCATAGGTGAGTTTATCGCCTGCGCGTCTATAGAGTTGCAGGGCTGGCAAGCTGTTCTTTGCCCATCGCGCGGCTATGATTTAATCGTTACTCGCGACACTTATATATATAGATGTCAGGTGAAGGCTTCGACCTACCACACAGAACGACCAAATAAACTGCAATTTCATTTTGGCGTTGGCGGCAAAAAGCGCAGACCAACTTCAGACGATTATGATTTTGCGGCATGCGTATCCATCCCCCACAGGCGCGTATTCTTCGTGCCTATATTCGACATCAATACAATTACAATGAGTCGAACCAAAGTTTTCTTTGACGACATTGATGCCGAAGCTAATTCATTTCACAGCACAATGGAGAAACTCAATGCAAAAAAGTCTGCCTAATCGACGCCCCTGCGAATCTCAAGATGTTGGTGAAGGTATGACCGTCACGGTTTCATATCATCCGAACACCGGAGAACCTGTTGAAGTGTTTCTGACCGGCAGAGGCGTAAAAGCATCTGATAGCCCGATGACAGATGCGCTTTATCGTTTAGGCGTTGTGGCAAGCAAGATGATGCAGAAGGAGCCGGTCGATGACAAAGTTGCTTGATTTAATTCGTGAGCATGAGGGCGTTGTGAAACATGCCTATCAGGACTCTCGCGGCTACCTGACGATAGGCTGTGGCAGGCTGATCGACAAACAGCTTGACGGTGGTTTGTCTGATGATGAGATCGATTATTTGCTGGCGAATGATGTAGCGCGTTGTGAAGCCGAAGCAGTCACATATCCATTTTATGCAAAGATGGACGAAGCTAGAAAAGCCGTAATTATTTCGATGCTTTTCAATCTGGGTAGACCCAATTTTGACAAGTTCCAGAATTTTCAAGCCGCATTGCTGGTTGGCGATTATCGGCTGGCGAGTCATGAAATGCTTTCTGGCAGTAATGGCGGGCGTAGCCGTTGGGCAGAGCAAGTTGGCGCGCGCGCAGATCATTTGGCTAAAATGATGGAGACAGGAGAGTGGCATTGAGTTGGACAGATGAATGGATCAAATTCAATTTGATGGGGCGTATTATGTGCGCTGTAAGCACGTTCATGGCGTGGCGTTGCGCTGAATGGTATATGCAGTTACCAGACCCGACAACGCCCCAAAGCGCTTTTGTTAGTGTAATTATGGGCGTTTACACCGGCATTTTCGGCATCTTTATGGGCGCAGAGTCAAAGCGATGATCCAGTTTTTACCAATGATTTCGTCACTGGCTTCAACATGGCTTGAAGGCAAAGTCGAAGAAAAGAAGGCTGTCACCGGCGCTAAAGTTGCGCGTGCAAAAGCCGAAGCCAACATTGCAGAGCGACAGGCTACCGGTGAAATAGACTATGACCTAACGGCGGCTAATCAGATGTCATCAAGCTGGCGCGATGAGTTCTTTAGCCTGCTTTTTGCGTTGCCGATGGTGCTTGCATTTTGCGGCGAATGGGGGCGTGAAATCGTCTTTAGTGGCTTTGAAGCGCTTCAACAGATGCCAACTTGGTATCAGGTCAGCTTGGGCGCACTGGTAGCCAGTAGCGTAGGAATGCGGGGCATCACCAAATTCTATGGCAAAAAATAGTGGTGCTATGAGATTCGTAGCACCAAAATTAAAAGTAAATACTATATAGCACCACCATAGCACCAGCCCGATTCTCTGGCGGTTTTCTGCGGTTTTTGTCAGGCTCATAACCTGAAGGTCGCAGGTTCAAATCCTGCCCCCGCAACCAAAAATCCATATAAATCAATAATATAAAGCCCAGTAGGTCGAAAGACTTGCTGGGTTTTTTGTCGTTAAATATCCTATTTCATAGCACCACCATAGCACCACACCGTCAGGACAAGTCAATTATTTGCGCATATATGCTTGCATTATAGTAAATAGACGCATATATTAGACATATAGAGTGAAACGAAAGGGATAGATAAATGACTTATATAGCACCATTTTCAATATCTGTAGGACGCGGTAACGGTCTTTATACGTTGCGTCAGTTTGATTATTACGACCATCATGGCGATCCTATTTATTCATATGTCAAAAACCTAAGTCGCGACCCATTTGTGGCGCTTGATAAGGCCAAAAATTATGTTCTAAGTGAAGGCTATAATCCTGATGCCGATCTTGATGATTTTGATCCATCAAACATTTCCGGTTTGACAGCTTGGGGTGAGTGTGACCCATTGAAGCAAGAGCGTATCCAACGCGCTAAACGGCACGTAATGCCTTTTGGCAAGTATTTTGGTGAAAATCTTAGTGATGTGCCTGTTTCTTATTTGGCTGATTATATTTTGGCGCAAGACATAGACAGCATTAAATCTGACACTGTTGTTGAAATTATCCGCAAATACGTTGTTCAGTTTAAGGCTGACGAGTTCAAAGCATATGTGACTGAAACAAAAGTTAAGATTTTATTGCGTGACTTTGAATTAGAAGCAATTCGCAACAAATCAAAACATTTTGGTAATGTTGGTGATCGCATCGAACTTGAGGCGACAATCGTTTTTAGTAAAGGCTTTGATAACTTTTACGGCGTTACTTACATAAACACGCTTGTCGATAATGATGGCAACCACTTTGTTTATAGGGGTAATGAGCTTGGTAACGCTGGCGATGTGGTTACGCTTAAAGCGACCATTAAAGACCATAGCGAATATAACGGTGTTAGTCAGACTGTGATTAACCGCCCTAAGATTTTAGGAGAGTGACATGAGCGACATCACAATCACCGAAACTTATAAAACGGCAATGAAGCGCGGCAAAGAAGTTGGCATTATTTATTATCGTGACCTAACCGGCAAATCGCGTCGGGTATTCACACCAGCCTGCCCGAAGGCTTGGTCTAAGCGGCGTGAAGAACTGCGTGACGAATTAGTGGCTGGTAAGCATAACGCCAACAAAGCAACGCTTGAACAGGTTGCGTATGAGGCCATTGAAAACCGTCAACGGCTGGTCGGGATCAAAATGCGCCCGCAGACCTTCGACAATGATAAACGGCACATACGCCTGCACATTCTGCCATTGCTGGGATCGATCCAGATGGCACGCTTGACGGTCGGCGATGTTAATCAGTTCATCACTGAAAAGACAATCGAAGGCTGTAGCCCTAAATCAATTCGCAATATCATTGCCAGCCTTAACATGGTTTGCAAATACGCATTGGATAAAGGCTATATCTACAGCAATCCATGCCATAGAGAGTCGCGCGAAAAGATTACCGGCGCACAAAAAGAACGTGGCGGTTACACGGTCGATGATATTAACAAAATGCTTGAGCAAGATATGACTCAGTATTTGCGCACGTTTATCACGCTTGCATCACTGACAGGACTAGCGGCTAATGAGATGCAGGGGCTGTTGTGGGACAGCGTTGACCTAAAGGCAGGCACTTTAACAGTACGCCGCACAGGTTATCGCGGTGGCCTGCAAGAAACAAAAACAGAGTTCCGCATCCGCACGTTGCCGCTAACGACTAAGCTATGGACATTGATGCGCGAGTGGAAACTGCAATGCCCATCTGAAATGTATGTTTTTCCATCTGCGCGCAATTTAATGGCAGATCAAAAAAGCTGGACAGGATTGCTTGAAACTTTGTGTAAGCATGCCGGCGTTGAGTTTCACGGCATTGGTGGCTTCCGCAAATTCTATCATACGCAGATGGAGTTAGCTGGCGTGCCAGATTCGATCCGCAAATATCGGATGGGACACTCAAAGAAAAGCAATGTGGCTCAAGTGCATTACACTATTACAGACATCAATCAGGCGCAGTCACCGGTCGATATTGAGGCGATAGCCGGTCGTCTTTCCGCATTATAACAGCGTGCCGCCCATGATGGCTGTCTGCAAGATCGCTGGCTATATGCCAGCCTTTTTGTTCGTAGGCGCTGACATCGCTATGCGGGACAAAGCGGAAGATTCCGCAACGATCGTCAATCACGAATCCCGCCAGACGCGCCAGCCGTTATCTATTTTGCGCATAGTATATTTGATGCCTTTATAGCGCATTGCATCGCGCAATCTTAAGGCAAAAATTTCTTTGCCAAAATGCACGCTGTCGCCGACTTGCATTTTAGCGACAAACTCACCGGTCTTGATTGGCTTTTCAATATCAGAATCTATTTTTGCATTTGGTATCATTATATATCATCCCATTTTGGCGGCTCTGGCGTGCGCCGTTTAGCAAAGCAAGCATGACTGCAAAGCATGTCTTTAGCGCCGTTCACAAGCCACCCAAAGCTGCGCAAATCAAACTCTGTGCCGCATTGGACGCATGTAGCTGGCCTGCGCTCATTATGTATTATCGGTGGTTTTTTCTTGCGCGCCATTCTTGAGCCGTCTGCTTGCGCGTTGTATTAAATTTGCCGCCAGTTCGCACATTTGTTTTGGCGACATATCTTTTTGTGCTTGGTTCGCACCTAACACGATCAAACACCCCTCATCATTTGGAATGATAAGGAGTGGATGTTGTTTATCTTCGGAAACGCTAGAAAGGTATGTTGTCATCTAACGGTGCTGGTGCTGTTGCTGGAGCAGGGGCAGATGGTGCGCCTGCATCGTCACGCGGCATCGGATCAGAGCATTTGATCGACAAATACTTGATGCCCGACTTGCTAGTGTTTAGCCAAGCGCTGATGCGTTGCTCAGTGCCTTTGACATTAATGTTACCAGTATAGTCAGGCTGGCTTTCATTTTCTTTTTTTTCATTCTTAAATAATGCACCGCGATCGGTGTTATCATAATCAGACATTTGCAATCTCCTTTTTGCGTGCTGAAAATTTCTGGATAGTCGGGTTATCGGTTGGCTTCACTTCGTTAAACAATGCCAACAAATCCTGTTCTGTTTTAGCGGCGTTTATGCGGTCATCTAAGGTGGCCGCGCCGACAGGAGCAAGGGATGAACCCTGTGGCGCGACCGCACCGGAGCGCGGAGAGTGCGACGCGCTGGGTGCTTTATTAGCGGCGGTGCCGTCATCATCGTCGTCAGCCGGTATGCCAAACATCGCCTGCAAGCCGTAACGCTTTGCGTAAGATATTGCGCTACCCATTGCCTGCGGGTTAGTCGCATCTTTGGTCAGTACCGGCGTCCGGCTTTCGCGGGTTTCGCCTGATGTGTGAATCATTGTGGTGCGCACAAATATAGTGCCATCAGCAAAATCTATCTCTTGCGTAAAGCCCAAATTAAAATTGCTTGCGCCCAAAACGACTGAAATCAAATCGGTCAATGTGACAAACTTGTTCCTAAAATGCGGGTTATATCCAGACTTCTTGACGGCAGGCATCGCCGATTGAAAGCCTATTAATGATTTTGCTAATTCACTCATTTTTGCACCTCTATGCGTTTCGATTTATTCTTTGCAACTTTGATTTGCACACCGTTGCCATAAGCCACGCTGGCTTCTTTCGGCACCATCTTTTTAAGTTGTGCCTCTGCTTTTTTGCATGTGTCAGCCGCGCCAGAAGTCTGCAACCATATCTCGCACCACTGCCGCCATTTGGGATGCACATCAGATTTTTCCATATCGACAGGCACCGTATCTTCGACCGGCACAGGCGCTTCGGGTGGCTGAATGTCATTAGGTAAAACACCCATTTCAACACACCCCATAAAATATGTGGCAAGCCCGATCAGTTCAGCTTGGTAAGCCGGATCGATTTCAATTTCGTGGAATGTTGGTTCGTTGCCAGCTTTGATAATTGATAGCAGGCCATAAGGCACTTTCTTGCCTGTGTGTTCTTCAAGCAAGTAAGCGTTCCAATGTAGTTGCGGGCTGTAGTGGCGGCACAAGCGGGGGATAACGTCCCGCCATTCTTCGCCAGACTGCGGCCTACCCATTGTAAATTTTGCATCGATGACAGCCTGCTTGCCGCGATAATTCGGGACAGAGCCATCCAACGTGCAACGCATCATAGGATTCTTTTTGCTTTGAATGACAAGCTGGCGGTTTATGATTTTGATGTCATGCTTTTGCTGGCACCACTCAAGATTCAGTTCTTCAGTGATATGACCCATTAAAACAGGCCAGACCATAGACAGGTCATCGCCTTCTATTTCGCCGCGCTTACGCAAATATAGCTGGTGTATGCGTTCAGCGTTGTCGCCAGCAATGATGTTAATATCGGAGCCGCCGATCGTTGTCTGGCGTTCTGACAGGCTTTTACCGCCCATTTGAAACTGACGAAAAAAGGCAGGCACAGCGTCAGATGGTACGCCAACGCTGGCCTGTAGTGTGTCAGAGTTCTGGGAGGAAAATGTCTCTGTCATTCCTCATGATTACTACAGCGCATAACATACGTCAAGCATATATGCGCATAGCAATCATATATCGTACTTCAACATCACTACTTGATCCACGCTTTCGATTTTGTCGAACGTTATAAATTCTTCCGGTGCCAGCATGCGCGCTTCACAAGAGCCTTTGCGCATATGCACCAGTTCGACGATCTTGCCATATAATTTATCACCGGCTTTCCATTTAACAACGACTAGCGTGCCAGCCTTTGCTTCAAGCAATGGATTGACAAACACCAGATCACCATTTGACAGCTTCGGTTTCAAAGCATCGCCGTAGCAAAAAGCGGCATATGCGCCTTCGACAGACTCAAGTTCTGGCGGGCAATCCACGCGGCTCATCATCTTTTTACTGAAATCAAAAGCGTCTGAATTTGGTATTGGAAAACCATAAACAGGCAGTTCGGTATGCGTAGCAAAAACAGAGTCGTCTTGTTTTACTCTTTCAATTATTGCGTCTGGCTTAACGCCAAATACCTTTGCTATCGCTTTTTTATGATGCCCGACTGATCTTCTGCCGGATTCCATTCTGCTGTATTCTGCCTGCCCGATATTAACGGCTTCGGCAACCTGTGATTGGTGCAATTTAGATGCACTGCGTAATTCTTTTAGATTATTAACGTATTCCATAGAGGGCTTCCCTTTGCGGCAGATTTATGTTCTGCGCCAAAATTTAACTTTTGTTGATTTATGGTGGCTAAATGGTCTTTCATCATTGGCGGGGCGGCAGGCCAATCTGCGTCGCCTTCTATATGTGTGTTGTTTTCTGAAGCCAAAAACGCTTGGCTGTTTGATACATTTAACATTTTTAACACCTTTCTCATATTACTTATGCGCATAATGCGCCTTTTAATTATCAATGTCAAATATCTGCGCAAATTGCGCATATTCAATAACTTAGCTGAATAAGTATTTTTTATAGATTTAATTTATTGACATATATTTGTGGTCTGCGCATATTGCCTATAGTGCATATCAATATATAGGCGAGATCAATGAGACTTAATCAATATTTAGTGTCTAAAAACATCACTCAAAAAGATTTTGCTGAAAAGCTTGGGGTGTGTCAGGCCACGATTCATAAATATCTTTACAAAGACACAGTGCCGTCTGGCAAACGCATCATGCAGATTCACAGCCTGACTAAAGGTAAAGTTACGGTCACTGATTGGATGGATATGCACCAGATCGGTGATGATGATGGGTAAGGCCAGCCGTGATAAAGGCGGGCGCTTTGAGCGTGAGTTGGTAAATACTGCCCGCGCGCATGAACTTGAAAGCTATCGTGTCCCGCTATCTGGTGCGGCAGAAGGCTTTAAGAATGACATAATCATAAAGATTGGGCGCACCACTTGGGAAATTGAAGCCAAAAAAAGAGCGACCGGTTTTAAGTTTTTATATGACAACATTGAAGGTGCTGATGTGTTGGTGGTTGGTGCTGACCGGCGAAAGCCACTTGCGGTTTTGGATTATGAAGATTTCTTGAATTTGCTGGCGGGTAAGATATGACCGGCAGGCATTATAACATTCATATTCCACAGCATATCGATAGCATCGAAAAGTTCATTACGCGCATTGGCGACGGCAAGATGAGCGCCGGTTTCAAAAAGATTTCAGAATATATGGGCATGCGTAGACAAGCCGTTGAGGCTTGGGTGCATGTGCATGAACGCATTCCGCAAGAGCGCTTCAAAGCATTGATGGCGCTGGCGCAAGAATGTGGCTTTTACTGGCATCCGGAGGAATTGATGGATGAGCGCGTCAAGCAACGAAAGTGCCTTACATGCGGTGATATGTTTCGCTCCAGCCATGTCGGCAACCGTATGTGCAACAGGTGCATAACCGGTGACTCTGACTTCGGCACAGACCATAGCTGGCGGGGTTATCCAGATGATTAATGTGGAACTAAAAAGCTATGAATTAGCGCAAGCATGTCAGACTGGATATATGCGCCATATTAAGGCCATAGAAGCTGGCTACGATCAGGATCGTGGGCGTCATCGTGAGCCTAATTTCTGGCAAAGGCACATTGAAGGTGCCTGTGGCGAAATAGCGGTTGCAAAGGTGCTTGGTGTTTATTGGGGCGGTGGCATCAGCACATTTGATACGCATGGCGACATCGATGGCACTGGCTGGGAAGTGCGCACGCGCTCAAAGCATCATCATGATTTGTTGTTGCACGCCAATGACAAAGACGACCGCAAATATATTTTAGTTACCGGCACTGCACCAACTTATCAGGTGCATGGCTGGATATTGGGTGCCGATGGGAAGCACCCAAAATATTACAAAGAGCATCCGGTTATAGGCCAGCGCTTCTTTGTCCCGCAGGCAGATTTAATTAGTTTAGGGAGTTTGAAATGAGTATTGCCGCAGTTAGTTGGGCTTTTAAGCAGAAGGTCAATGATCCGATTGCAAAGTTAGTTCTGATCGGGATTGCAGATAAATATAACGAAGAACGCGGCTATGCTTGGCCTTCGGTTAAATGGCTGGCTGAAGTAGCTGACTGCACAACGCGCACCGTTCAAAGCAAAATCAAACTGCTTGAAGAAGTCGGAATGCTGGTTCGTGTCATGCAGAAAAACGGCAAAACGAACGATACAAATCATTACCATATCCCGCCATTAGGGGGGGGTGAAAATCCTTCAGGGGTGAACCAACTGCTTCAGGGGGGGGGTGAAGCAACTGCTTCAGGGGGAGGGGTGAAGCAACCTGTTCACCCTAACTATAATAATAACTATATTAACAATAAATATATCATCGATTCTTTTGCTTTGTTCTGGAATGTCGTGCCAAAAAAGGTGGGGAAAAAAGCCGCATTAAAGGCTTTCAAGAACGCATTAAGAGATGCTGAACCTGATGCGATTATGGCTGGCATGAATGCCTATGCTGATAAGGTCTTGCGAGAAAAGGTCGAGCCTAAGTTTATTTGCCATCCATCAACGTGGCTGAATGAGGGTCGATGGGATGATGAAGAAACAGCCGCACCAGCTTCAACAGATAATTTTGGCGTATCTCGCAGATGGATGCCTGCAACGCAGGATGAGTTTCTAGCCAAGTTTAATGCGATGCCAGATTACTACAGGATGAACCGGCCTGACATAATTGCGCAGGCTAAACAGAATGGATGGCTCAATGAGTAAAAAAGATATGCTAGAGGTTGGTGTCGTGCCAACGCCGGAGTTTCTTGAAAAGCACAGCGTTGAGCATATTGAAACGCGCGTTGCTGGTAAGAAGCGGATGCGCGTAACTGACCAGCTTTGGATAGATTACTATCTCAAGCACAAGCATATCGACAATGCGCAGTATTTGACCGCTACGCGCTTGCTGGCACTGTATAGGGCGGCTGGTAGGGCGCAGAAGGTAACAGGCAGTCTTGATGGCATGCCTAAAGGCGGTAATGGTGACATGAGTGATCGCAGCGCTAACTCATTAGCTGACTTTAACAGGATTGCGCGCCGCATGGGGGCTAATAGCTTTAGCTGTGTTGAGTCGGTCGTGTTGCATGATATTAGCGCGGCAGAATGGGCGCGAATAAATGGGCGCAACCCGAAGGCCGCACCCGAAATATTTAGAATGGCTTTAGATGATCTGGAAGATGCTTTTAAGCGTCTGCGGGATCGTTAGCTGGCACTTTGCCTTCGCCATTACAATCATGGCAAAAGTCAGGCACAGTGTCGGTCGGATCAAACCAATCTCTGATCCTGATCCAGCCTGTGCCTTTACAGGTTTTGCAATCAGACATCGATGCCGCACATATATTGGAATGCTTTCCAGAAATAGCTGTCACGCCCGCCTAATACGCTTGCCATAAAGGTCATAAAGATCGCTAGAAAGATTGCGCCTTCGATAACTGCTCGTTTGTCTAAATAGTGCATTACACGCTCCATATTGGTTATATGCGCATTTTATGCGTATTGGTAATATGATGTCAACATATATGCGTATATATGCGTGCATAAAAAAAGACGCCGCCAATAATGGAAGCGTCTTTGTTTGTTTATTTTTTTTGGCTTAAAACGGTGATAATTTGTCAGCTAATCCAACGATAACATCAGCTTTAGTTGATGATTTGCCTGTTTTGTAATTCTTATATGCGCGACTCAACATTACGCCATATTGATGCGCGCGTAACTGATATGCTCTATCCATGCGCATGCGATTTACATTTTCAAGCAAAAACGGAATTGGTGCGCGTGGCTTTGAGCCTATGCCTTTGCACATATCATCAAAAAAAGCTGTGATTTGCTCTTTTTGCCCATGTTGGCAAGCAACATAGAAAAAGCCACCAATTACACCAGTTTGCCACTTTGTTGTTTTATATACTCTGTTAGCTACATTAATTGCTTCCTGAAGCAAGTCATGATCAATTTCAGTCAAATATTTTGATTTTAACCAATCATTTGAAACACCTGATTTGGGTGACTCTGACATGCCAGCTTCATAAGCTATAATCATTTTTATGATTGTTGATGCTCTTTTATAATTTGGCACGCCCATCATTGCCAAAGTATCAGCGCCATCACGTTTCTTGCCGACATCAATATGTTGAAATGTTTCAGGATCAATACCAAAACAGGCATGCGTTTCAAAAGGGGTGTTGGCGCGAACACAAGCTTCTAGCCTATGTTGACCATCTTTTAGAAGCCCATCATTGCCAAACTTTATAGTTTCTCCTGTTAATGACCAGTTCTTTGTCATCATATCTTTGCTGTAACTTAAAACTTTTGATGAACTTATCGGGCGATTGTTTTGATTAGTAGCATTCAAAGCAAACTTTGCCACCTTTGGCGTAATCTGAATGATTACACTACCAGCCGGTGGTTTGCTTATATGCTTGTTAAGTTGACTCTCATTCAAAGTCTTTGCTCTCATAACTGCCATAACTTGGCTCCCTAACATGGTTTACAATAGGTCATAATCTATTACTTAAAGTAATTTGTGTCAACATATATGCGCATATTGCGCGTAGGGGCGATATGTGGTAGGGTGTTGTCATAGTGAATTATTGCGTCCGATTGGGCGCTTTTTTTGTGGGAATTATTTGCAGACATGACGCACAGTAGAGTCAAAGGCGCAAAGAAGTATGACGCAACAGCGTGGTCGGAGTTCTTAAAGCGTATCGGTGAAGGGCGTTCAGCGCGTGACATTTGCCAGAACGACAAAGACATGCCAGCTTGGCGTTTGGTCAGCGATAAGCTGAACAGTGAGCCAGAGTTTGCTATGTGCTATTCATTGGCTATGGAAAATCGTGGTCAGGTTTATGCTGATAAGATCAGCGAATTAGTTGAGCGCGTTGTTACTGGTGATATTGATCCGAATGCGGCACGCGTTGCGATAGATGCTTTGAAATGGACATCAAGCAAATTAGCGCCAAAAAGATTTGGCGATATTCATCGCATGGAAGTAAAGCACGAATCTAGCTACGTGGATGCGCTAAAGAGCGTTGCAGAGCGCATTGATGGGGATGGGGACGTAAGTGTGATTGAGGGCGTAAAGCAAGCTACTGACACACTACGCGCGCGCGACAACCAAAATTCGGTTAACAAAGAAACAATGCAATAGGCGTTAGGCTGATAGCCTGACGAAAGCTTATATATACTGCGGGTTTGCGCCGGTTGGTGCTACGGTGGTGCTATGACGGCTGGCTAATTTATAGCGATCTGGCTGACACCCCCCCCTAAAAATCGCGGGCGGGGCGGTCTTGGTTTATCCCCCAAGCATCAACCCCCCCCTTTCATCAACCAAGCACCATACCGCTATCAGAAAAAAAATTTTGGCACTGGCGCAATTTTACATGCGCTGTGGGATCGGGGCGGGCATTGACTGACATCGAAGATACCATTTTACGCTTGCGCAACGATCCTGTTTTATTCGTTGAGCAAGTTATCGGCGCTAAACCGCAACGCTGGCAAGCTGAAGCATTACGTGCCATTTCCAAGCATGACAAAGTAGCCATTAAGAGCGGTCACGGCGTCGGCAAGACGGCCTTTGAATCGTGGGTAGCATTATGGTGGTTATTAACCCATTACCCCTGTAAGGCCGCTATAACGGCGAATACGGCGCACCAGCTTAACGATGTGCTATGGACTGAAATAGATAAATGGGCGCGCAAGCTACCAGCCGGATTCAAAGACCTACTTGAGTTCAAGAGCGACAAGATCAGCCTCAAAGGTGCAACCGACTCATTTGCTGTTGCGCGTACAAGCAGGCGTGAAAATCCAGAGGCGCTTCAGGGCTTTCACAGCGAAAACATGCTTTTTATTTGTGAAGAAGCATCCGGTATTCCTGATGTTGTGTTTCAGGTTGGCGAAGGCTCTATGTCTACAAGAGGCGCTAAAACGCTGATGTGTGGCAACCCGACCAGAGCCGATGGTTATTTCTATGATGCCTTTCATAGCGACCGCGACCAATGGCATTGCATCACGGTTTCTTGCGAAGATGCTGACACTGTTTCTGAAAAGTTTCTTGCCGATATGGCTTCAAAATATGGGGAAGATAGCAATGTATACCGCGTTCGCGTCTTGGGTGAATTCCCGACTCAATCGGATGATGTTCTGGTGCCACTACACTTGGTTGAAAGCGCAGTTAAACGAGACATCGAAGCCAGCCCGACGACACCGGTTGTTTGGGGCTTGGATGTTGCCAGATTTGGCGGCGACCGTTCGGCGCTCTGCAAGCGGCAGGGGCAGATCGTTCTTGAGCCGATTAAGACATGGCAGAACAAAGATTTGATGGAGCTTGCGGGCATCATTTTAACTGAATATGAGGCGACCCGCTATATGGATCGTCCGACGCATATTTACATTGACAGCATTGGCATTGGTGCTGGTCTTGCTGACCGTTTAGCTGAATTGGACATGCCGGCGATTGGCGTGGCTGTTTCGGAGTCACCAAGCCTGAAAGACAAGTTTATGCGCTTGCGGGATGAATTATTCTGGAAGGCGCGCGAATGGTTTGAAGGCCGTGATGTTCATATTGAGAATGACGAAACGCTTATCAGTGAGATAACCAGCGTGCGTTATAAGTATCAATCAAGTGGCAAGCTGAAGATAGAAAGCAAAGATGAAATGAAGCGTCGCGGGCAGCGCAGTCCTGACGTTGCTGACAGCTTTGTACTGACATTTGCTGGTGACGGCGCTATGGCGGCGGGCAATTCAAGCAGATGGAACAGCCGCACAACATTGAAGCAAAGCACAAGCTGGATCGTATGACCGACAACATCATCGAGTTCCCTTCAAAAGCAGATGATTTGCATATTGAAGTGGAATTTGACGACGACGTTATTAGTGATGTTTTTTTTGCATTGCAGATAATGATTAAAGGCATGACCGCCGGAGAGCATGCCCGCTTTGAAGATTGCGTTGATGCCTGCATTATGGCGGCAAGCTGGTCAGCAAAACAGGCTGGCTATAGCGCGGCAGAACTGACTGAAGTGTTTCAAAGCATCAGAGTGGAGCCGCATGATGCCGAATAAAAAAGACCCGCGTTTGGAGCGTGCTGGCGTTACTGGCTATAACAAGCCACGCCGTACACCAAAGCATCCGAAAAAATCGCATATCGTAGTTGCTAAAGAAGGCGATAAGGTCAAGACCATCCGCTTTGGGCAACAGGGCGCAAAGACATCTGGCGCGCCGAAAAAAGGCGAAAGCAAAGCGATGAAACAAAAGCGTGCATCTTTCAAAGCAAGACATGCCAAGAATATTGCAAAGGGCAAGATGTCTGCGGCCTTTTGGGCAAATCGTGAGAAATGGTGATGCGCAAAGTAGCAAGAGATAAAAAGACAGGCGTCCCAAAAAAATACCTGTCTGGCGCAAAAAATAAATCGGCAAAAGCATCTGAAATAAAACGCACTGCTAAAGCATATAAGGCAGGCAAAAAGATTGATGTTGCCGCAGTTTCTAAGTCAAGAGCGATGCAGGCTAAAAATGACAAAAGCAAAACCGCTAAACGAAAAAACAAAAAAAGCGCTTAAAGACAAAGCGAAAAAATCTGGCCTTACTTATGGCGAACTTAGCAAAGTTTATCGCAAAGGTCAGGGCGCTTATTTGGGTAGCGGATCAAGAAACGTGCCGATGAGTGCTTGGGCTATGGGGCGCGTAAACAGCTACGTTAGAGGCGACAAAGCCCGCACAGCCGACAAAGCAATTTATAAGGCGGCAAGAAAAAGGTCGCCGCGAAAGAAGGTTTAACAAATGCAATTATGTGAAAAATGCCCGACTCCGGTTCGCTGTGTAAGGCGCACAAAATGCTTCGATAATCGTTTGCCAGTGGCATCGATCGTATTAGCAAAGCCAGAGCCTATGGCTGTAAAGACAACCACTGGCGAAGGCGTGACATCAATTAAGGAAAAAGTCATGAATTACACAAAAAAGAAGCCCGCTAAAAAGCAGGCTACTAAAAAGAAAAAATAGTCTGGCGGCTGTTAAGCCGCCACCTTAATGATCTTTGCATTATTAAGTATTTTAATAACATCGCTTTCGCTTTTTGGTATTCCGCCGACCCAAGTATAGGTCTCAAAAAACGCCGCTTCTTTATCATATAGATCACATAAATCTTCGGCTTGACCAAGACCTGACTCAGCAACGTCAATCTGCTCAATGCGAATAACTTGATGAGTTTCGCGAAAATCTGAAATTTTAATAATGTTAAAACTGTTTTGAACGGCATCGTTAAAATGACCGTAAACAACTGTGCCTTCGTGGTTAAATTTAATCATCACACTCTCCTGATTTATCAACTTACTCAATTATAATGCGCCTGTATTTACCTAAAGTAAAGCATATATGCGCATATATATGTGGAAAAAGCATAAAAAATGTATTTTCAAAGAGTTTTAAGGCGTCCAAAGCCTGCACCGGTGGCAGAAAAGCCATCATTTGAACTGTGTAGCGGGTGCGTAACGCCAAAATTCTGTAAATCAAACACTGGTTGCGATGTTGCAAATCTTAAAAAGCCAGCCAAAAAGCGAGCTAAACGCAAATGAAAATGGACAACGACGAAATCGGACAGGTGGTTGCGCGCGAAATATCTGACGCGCTTTCGCACCATGACTCCGAATATGCGGCTGACCGTATTAAGGCGCTCGACTATTATTTGGGTGAGCCTTTAGGCAACGAACTTGAAGGCAAATCACAGGTTATTTCAACCGAAGTTGCTGATACAGTCGAACAGATCATGCCGTCACTCATGCGTATTTTCTGCGGCTCTGACAAATATGTGCGCTTTGCACCGCGTTCGGCTGAAGATACTGAAGCGGCTGAACAGATCAGCGACTATGTGAACTACATAATCAGCCACGACAATAACGGTTATCGCATTATTGATAACTGGTTGCGTGATTCTTTGCTCTTTAAGCTGGGCGTCCTGAAGTTCTATTATGACGACACAACGACCGTTGAAGAAGCCGAATATGAAAATCTGACTGATGCTGAACTAGCTTTGTTACTGGCAAATCCTGATGTTGAAGTTGTCGAGCAGGCTGAAAACATAACTGAAGTTATGAATGAAATGGGCATGCTTGAGCCGGTCACAGAAAGCTATGATCTGCGCGTCAAGATTCAAAAAAAATCTGGCAAAGTTAAAATCGAAAACGTCCCGCCGGAAGAATTTTTGTTTAACCGGCGCGCAAAGTCTTTACAGGATGCCCGCTTCATCTGCCATCGGACATCGATGTCGATCAGCGATTTGGTCAGTATGGGCTATGACATAGATGAGATCGAAGAACATGCCGGTTATTCGCAAGTTGAAAACGAAGAAGAACGCGATGTTCGTTTTGGCGATCTGGGCGCGGCAACCGAAACTGATCCAGCCGACGAAAGCCAGCGACAGGTCGCGGTCTTTGAAAGCATTGTCTTGGTCGATGCCGATGGCGACGGTATATCAGAGCGCCGCCGCGTTTTGTCGATCGGTGATAGCGGTGAGCATGTTCTGGAAAACGAAATAACAGATCATATACCATTTGCTGTTATCAGCCCGATCCTGCAAAGCCACAGGCTTGTCGGCAGAAGCATCTTTGATCTGACTAAAGATTTGCAAGTGATCAAATCGACTTTGATGCGGCAATATCTGGACGCAACATATCTAACGGTCAATCCGCGCACAGTGGCAGTCGAAAATCAGGTTAATATCGATGATCTGCTTTCGTCGACGGCTGGCGGAATCGTGCGTGTTCGTTCTGCTGGTGCAGTGCAAATGCTTAACGGTAATGGCGTTGGCTCTGAAGTTCAGCCATTGATGCGCTATATGGACGAAGTAAAAGAAGCGCGCACAGGCATGAGCAAAGCCAGCGCTGGTCTATCGCCCGAAGTGCTTCAAAGCACAACAGCTTCCGCAGTTGCGGCAGTTACCAAAGGCGCAAGTCAAAAGCTGGAATCATATGCCAGAACCATTGCGGAAACCGGCATGAAAGACTTGTTCAAAGGCATCTTGCTTTTGATTACGAAATACCAACAGCAAGAGCGCATCGTGCGTTTGCGCAATAAGTTTGTGCCGGTTGATCCGCGCGAGTTTGACAGCGAGTTTGATGTGGTTGTCAATGTTGGCTTGGGTACGGCAGACGACGAACAAAAGATCGCTTTCTTACAAGCAATCGCCGCAAAGCAAGAGCAGATATTAATGCAGATGGGCGCTAACAACCCGCTATGCTCAATGGAGCAATATGCACAGACATTGCGCGAAATTGCTGAAATCGGCGGCTTCAAAGACAGTGGCAAATTCTTTAACGACCCGATGCAGATTGCACAGCTAAAGCAACAGGCTCAAGCTAACCAGCAACAACAGCCATCGCCTGAAGTTGTCAAAGCGCAGCAAGATTACGAATTGAAGAAGATGAAGATCGAAGCTGAAATCCAGCTTGATCGTGAAAAGATGGAAGCTGAATTGCAGTTGCGCCGCGAAGAACTGGCGCTTGAAAGTCAGTTGAGAACAGCCAAAGCAATCACAGACGCAGAAATAAGCACAAATCTGCCACGCGTATGATCTACCGCCGAATGACCGCGAAAGACATTCCGGCGATGATCGCTTTGGGTGCTGAAATGCACGCTGAAGGTGCATTCGCTGGTTTAGAATATTGCACAGATAAATGTCGCCGATTTGGTGAGCGTTATATTAATAACCCGCAAACGCATTTCGGCTTTTGCGCTTATGACGCTGATGAGTTGGTCGGCATGATTATGGGCGACATTAGCCTTTATTATTTTGGCAATGACAAAATCGCATCTGACAAACTTTGGTATGTGCAAAAAGAGCGTCGCGGCACGATCACAGGCATTCGTCTGTTGAATGCGTTTCGCGCTTGGGCAAAAGAAGCTGGTGCAAATGAAATCTGCATTGGCGTTTCGACAGCTTTGGATATTGACAGAACACACAAACTTTTAAGCCGGATGGGGTTCACTCATGTCGGCGGTACGTTTAAGGCGGCACCATGATTAAGCTAAACAAAGACACATTGGAGTTTGAGTTTATCGACACCCTCACTTGCCATTGTAGCGGTGGTAGCGATGACTCTGGCGGCGGCAACGATAGCCAGCCGACCGGCGAGTTTCTTGGTAATGCTGAAGATGGTTCTGCGCGCTTTTCTGGCAATCAGGAAGCTTATGATCGCGACAATAATAGAAACAATCAGGCCGCACAGGCCGAAGCACAGCGACAGGCTGGTGAACAGCGCGCCCGCGTAGAGCAAGCCGCACGACAGCAAGCGGCGGCAGAAGCGGCACAAGCGCAATTAGCTGACGCAAGAGAAAATTCATTTCGCCAGCAAGCACAGATGGCGGTTGCAAACCAGCAAGCGCAGGCACAGAGCAACAATAATGACGCACCAATTTTAGAGCGATTTGCGGCTGATCGTGCGGCTATGTCACCAAATACTGTTCTCCCGAATGTTGCACAGTCACAGTTTTTGAACCTACCGGCATCGCAGGGCGGTCAAATTGATCTGCGCACTGGCTTGCCTGTGAATTCACAAACTTCACAAACCGCACCAGTTGTTATGGGCGGTGGTACTAATGATATGGGTAGTGGCACCCCTATCACTGATCTGACGGTAGCTGGCAGGCCGGATGTCTATAAAGACAAAGTTATTCGTGATGCTGGTGATGATGCAATGGCGCAGGCTGATGGCTTTGCTAATGCCGAAGAACGTGACTTTTATATGAGTCTGGCTGGCAACGCGCGTCAGGGCAACGACTATCTGGAAGAAGTACGTCGGCTTGATGATCGCGGCTTTTTAGGCAATCAAATAGCGGCTGGCATTGGCGCTGGTGGCGTTCCTGTTCTTAACCAGAACGGTGAGATTATGGGCGTTAATACGACCCGCGACTTTATGGGCTTTCCGGTCACGACCTATACCGGCAGACCGGAGTTTGCACCAAATGCAGATGATGCAAATCGCAATAATAATGATGACCCGATTGTGCCTTTACAGCAAAACCCGCTAACAGGCACAGATCAATGTCCTGACGGCTATGAATTTGACGAAGATTTGCAAGCTTGCAAAATGAAGTCAGAGCGCAAAACAGGCACGCGGGATACTAGCGGCGAACGTTATTATCGTGCGACATCTCTGGATAATGCACCAGCTAATGTGCCAGCCGGTTTTGACTTCGCGGCGGCTAACAGAAACTTTGTCGACAGCTTTGCTTATAACCCGCTTAATTATCGCAAGCCGATGGGCTTGGATGGTTTCAGCAAAGTGTCGGGCTTGCTGTAATGCGCGAAGGCAAGCTGAACGAAGATCGCGACCGTGGCGCGCAGGCTGAACGCTTATTGCGTGACCCGCTTTTGGTCGAAGCATTTGACGTATTAGAAAACGAATTTATGCAAGCGTGGCGTCAATCCGCAGTCGCGGATACTGAAGCGCGTGAGCGTATCTATAATCTGTGTCAGGCGTTGGAAGGCGTCAAAGCGCATCTGAAAACGGTTGTCGACACCGGCAAACTGGCACAGGCGAATTTGGATCAACATAACAAATAGGTGATTTTATGGCTGACAATTCCACACCGGAAACCAGCAATTATTCTTTGAATGAAGCGGCTTCGCTTTTGATGGATTCTGTAACAGAAAAACCAGACGAGCAACTTGCCGCAGAACAGCCAGCCGATGCTGATGTTCAACCCTCTGACGCTGACTATGAAGATTTTGATGCAGAAGATTCGGAAGATGAAACCGAAGCTGAAGCCGAAGAATCTGAATATGAAGATGATGAGGAAGATGCCTTTGACGACGATGAAGATGATGCAGATGACGAGCAACCTGTTTTTCACACCGTAAAAGTTGACGGTCAAGAAATAGAGGTCACGCTTGACGAAGCATTAGCCGGTTATCAGAGACAAAGTGCGTTCACAAAACGCATGCAAAATCTTGCAGAAGAACGCAAATCGATTGAGGCCGAAGCGGCTGAAACGAAGCAAATGCGGGATCAGTATGCGATTGGCTTAAACCAGTTGAGTGAAATGCTACAAGCCAGCGCCGGTCAAGAGCCGGATTGGAATAGCCTCAAGCAACAGTTAGAACCAATGGAATATGCCGACGCAGTTCGGTTGCACAATGAGCGAAAAGAACATCTGCGAAATGTGCAAGTTGAACAGCAACGCATTGCCAAAGAGCAAAGCGCGGAACAGCAACATCGCTATCAGGCTCATTTAGCTAATGAGGCAGAGCGAATGCTGGACGTTATACCGGCTTGGCGTGATGAAAAAGTTCGTGAAAGCGAACGTCAAAAGGTCATCGCATACGCCAAAACGATTGGCTACACAGAAGAAGAAGTCAAGCAGGCTTCAGATCATCGTGCGGTCAAAGCTTTGTATGATTCATGGCGGCTTAGTCAGTTAGATGAAAAAGCCACCACAGCTAAAAAGCGGGTGCGTAAAGCACCGAAGATGGCAAAAGCGGGCGCTCCGAAAACTAAAGGTGAAAGCCAGAGCAGGCGCAAGCGCGAGTTGCGCAAACGTCTGGACACAGAACGCAGTATTGAATCTGCGGTTAATCTCTTACTTGGTTAAACTCAAAGGAGGCCATAATGGCTACAGCAACCACCGCAACCGCCGTCGGCGAACGCGAAACACTTGCGGACATCATCTATAAGATTGATTCCGACGAAACCCCAATCTTTACCGCCGCTAACAAAGAAACAAGCAACGGTATTTTCACTGAATGGCAAGTTCAGGAGCTTTCTGCCGCGGGACAAAATTCCGTACAGGAAGGAGCTGATATGTCGGATACTGGCGTAACAGCCACAGTCCGGATGGGTAACTATCATCAAATCTCACAAAAAGGGTATTTGATCAGTAAAACTTTGGATAGCGTCAGCAAAGCGGGTCGCGATTCTGAGGTTGCGTTAATTAACAATGGTTTAACCTACCATTAAGCGCAAGTAAAATTGGGTGAATTGCTGGGAAACCTAAGTCTGTAAGGATATGGCAATCAGCAGCCAAGCCCCCACAGGGGGAAGGTTCAACGACTATCCGTAAGGAGTACACCGCAAGCGCGGTGGAAGCGCCCAACCCCGCAAACGCGGGTGATGATATAGTCTCGTCCCTGATCGAAAGACAGGGCAGTCGAAAGACGGATCAAGATTAGCGATCTTGATTGAAGGCAAACGACCAAAAGGTTCTAAAAGGACTTGAGCTTCGTCGCGATATTGAAAAAATCGTTGGCGACCTTAACGTTGCAAAATCTGCATCAGAGCCGCGCAAATCTGCGACTTTGATCACATGGATCACAAACGGCGACGCATCACCATCAGACATCAGCTTTGCAACCGGCGACGGTTCTGACACTGCTGATCTGACAGGTACAGAAGCCGCTTTGACTCTTGCCAAAATTGACAATGCTATGACACAGGCATGGCAGGACGGTGGCAACCCACGCATGCTTGTGTGTGATGCTACTAACCGCGCCAACATCTCTGATCTGGCACAAGCTGGCACTAATATGGTCACAAATCAGGTGAATGCGACAGCATCAAAACTGCCGCAATTTACAGGTGCCGTGTCAGTCTATATGACTGACTTTGGCACTTTGGACATTACGCCTTCGCGCTTTATGTCTGACGACAAGCTGTTCCTGATCGATCCTGATTATGTGTGCATCAGCACACTTAATGGTCGCAACTTCGCTGAAAACGAAATTGCCGCAACAGGTGACGCAGAAAAGCGCCAGATCATTTGTGAATGGTCACTGAAGGTCAAAGCACCTAAAGCGCATGCCGCAGTTATCGGCCTGTCAGGTGCTTAAATAGCACTTTAATAAACATCGAAAAGAGGCGGCTTCGGTCGCCTTTTTTTATTGCAAAATTGAGGTTTTAAGATGGGCAAAAGAATTGTTTCGCAAAATGCGGAAACAGGCAAAACGACTTATCTGCACGATGTCGACGATGGCAAGATGATTATTGAGTCACAGCAAAATGTTGATGGCCTGATCGAAGCTAATAAGCGGCAAGCAAACGATTGGGAGTATGGCAAACTAATTGGCAACACCCAAGCGCATCATCAGAAAGTCGCTGAAATCCCATCGATCATCTACATGCAGTTGCGTGAAAAATATGGCGACATGCGTGACAATCCGAAGGCATGGAAGCGTTGGTTAAACGATCCAGAAAACCGGTTTTTTAGGACAAGTGGTGGACGCCTATGAGCATCTCAACATATGCAGAACTGCAAACGGCTGTGGCTAACTTCTTGGCGCGTAGTGACCTAACGGCACAGATTCCAGACTTTATTGCTTTGGCTGAAGGCCGTCTGTCGCGCGAGTTGGAAACACGTTCACAGGAAAAGCGTGCAACAGCTACGCTTACAACCGGCGATGAGTTTATCGCATTGCCGACCGATATGAGAGAAATCCGCGAAGTAAAATTAAACACAAGCCCGATCACTGTGCTTGAGTATAAAAGCCCGACCGCGCTTGATACAGATTATGCAACCGGATCAAGTGGCAAGCCGCAAGCATATTCGATCATTGGTGCAGAGTTAAAAATGCGGCCTGTGCCGGATGACACCTACACTGCCGAAATCGTTTATATTGGAAGCCTAACTGCGCTTTCAGACAGCAACGTCACAAACAATGTTCTGTCCCGCCATCCAGACGCTTATTTAGCTGGGGCGCTCTCAGAAGCATACACATATCTAATGGATGAACAGCGTGCGCAAATTTACGACACGAAGTTCACCAGAGCGATTGCCGAAATCCAGAAAGACGAACAGCGCGCACATTACGGCACAGGCACGCTTCAAATGCAGTCAATTTATCAACGCCAAAATGCTAGCGCGTAGGAGCATATCATGTCAGCAATGAGCGATTATTTAGAGAACGTTTTCTTATCACACTTCACCGGCACAAGTTCAACATCTGCGCCATCTGCGGTTTATGTCGGCCTATCAACAGGATCGATGGGCGATGATAACGGCGGCACTGAACTATCGGGCAACAACTATTCACGAAAAGCTGTGACCTTTGCCGCCGCATCAGGCGGTTCCATATCAAGCAATGCCGCCGTCGAATTTGACGCCGCATCAGGCTCATGGGGTACAATTTCCCATTGGGCTATCTACGATGCCTCATCATCAGGCAATCAGCTTTTTCACGGTAGCTTTACGCAAAGCAAAGCAATCGGTTCGGGCGATATTCTTAAAATAGCAAGCGGCTCACTGACCATCACAGCCGCTTAGAGGGCTAATCAATGGCATTGGGTATTCCGAATCTTGACCAGATTACAACAGCGCTTGATAGCATTGTTGGAAGTCTTGACACCGATGCTGATCTGCACAAAGTCGAATGGTCAAACCCTACGCTTGACCAGCTTGATAGTTGGGGAACGCTTGAACAGCTAGACAGTTATGGCAACTTAGATGCGCTGACTTCACTTGCTGTTTTGCAGGCATCCGCAACGGCGGCAACGTCTGCAACGGCAACGGCTGAACTGGTCTTTGCAATCGAAGTTGAGGCAACAGTTTCAACATCGGCAACAGCTACAGCAACGCCGACTCGCATCGTTCAGATGGCGGCATCGGTTGCTTCGGTTGGCTCAGTAAGTGCCACAGCCACAGCAATCAAGATACCGGTTGCCAGCGCTTCGGTAACAGCTACAGCAACAGCGTCAGCAACACCAGTTCGCCAGCTAGTAGCAAGCGCCAGCACATCAGCAACCGTTTCGGCTTCGGCAAATATTGTCATCACGGCATCGGCTTCGGTCGATACAAGCGCATCAACATCTGCATCACCGGTTGCTGAATTTGCAATGACAGCGACAGGCGCGTGCGCAGTGTCTGGCACCGTTGTTGGCAAAGTGCTTGGTGAAGATTGGTCATTGGTTGGCGTTGGTTCGGAAACTTGGACAGACATCACGGCTGGCTCTGAAGTGTGGAGTCAAGTTTCGGCAGGCACAGAGGTTTGGTTACAGCAATGATTGGTTTTAGTGGTGGGTGGCTACCGGATCAGCCCGACTTGAATAACAAAGGCGAAACAGTAGCAAAAAACGTAATTCCAGCCGCCGCAGGCTATCGCGGGCTTAATTCGTTTGAGGCAGTATCAAATGCCGCCACAAATGAGTTAAAAGGCATTTTTGCGGCAAAAGATAATGCTGACAATGTCAGTTTGTTTGCCGGCGACTCTGGCAAGTTATACGCATTTAACGCTGGCACAAATGCGTTGGATGACAAAAGTAAAGGTGGCGGCTATAGCCTGACATCTAAAGAAAAGTGGCGGTTTGTCCAGTTTGGCACAAGCGTTATCGCGGCAGGCGGTATTGGCGAGACTTTACAAAAGTGGACGCTTGGCAGTTCATCAGCTTTCGCCGATGTGGCTAACTCGCCGCCAAAAGCAGACTTTATCGCAGTCGTTCGCGATCAGGTCTGGCTTGCTAATATTGACGAAGGTAGCGGGCGCGTGCCGTTCAGAACACGTTGGTCTGCGATCAACGATGAAACCGGATGGACGACCGGAACAAACCAATCTGACTTTCAGGATATCGTTGATGCTGGTGCTATCACTGGTCTGGTTGGCGGTTCTTACGCTGTAATTTTGCTAGAACGCGGGATCGCGACAGCGACCTATGTTGGTAGCCCATTGATCTATCAGATCGATCGTATTGAAAATGCGCGTGGCTGTAATTACGCCGGATCAGTAGCATCAATCGGCAGGCTGGTTTTCTATTTGTCAGACGATGGCTTTTACGCTTTCGACGGTCAGAAAAGCAATGCCATAGGGGCTGAAAAGGTCAATAAGTGGTTTTTTGACAATTTCAACTCAGCGCATATTGATAAGATGTCAGCCGCTATTGACCCGACGAACCAGATTGTCGCTTGGTCTTTTGTATCGAATGACTCAGTCGGCGGGACGCCTGATAAAATTCTTATTTATAACTATGCTGTCGGCAAATGGTCATATGCAGAAGTTGAAGCAGATTTAATCGCGCCGTTTTTTACAGCCGGTTACACCTTAGAAGCACTTGATAATTTGTCATCATCGATTGATAGCCTGCCTGCATCTTTAGACAGCCCGCTTTTCAAAGGTGGATCGTTCTTGTTTGGTGGATCGCTAAACAAAAAGATTTATGGTTTCACAGGCCAGCCACTACCGGCGACTATTGAAACCGGTGAGTTCACTTTGACAAATGGGCGTCACACATTGGTTGCGCGAACGGTTCCATATTTCAGAGATGGTTCGGTCACAATGCAAGTCGGCGTGCGGGATAGGCAAGATGATGCAGTGACTTTTGACACAGCATCAAGCCTGACAGACGAAGGCTTTTGTGAACATCGGGTTCAGGGCAGATTTCATCGCGCCCGCATGAACATCTCAGGCGATTGGGATTTTGCGCAGGGCTTAGATATTGAGGGCAGACCACTTGGCAGACGTTAATTTTAGACGGCTTCCGGTAGAGGCCAACAACCCGCGTGAAATCAGTCAGGTCGTCAACAACATTCTTGATGGCAAACTTAACAGCACCGGCACTGTAACGCTTGCGGCATCAGCTACATCGACAGCCGTAGCAGATGAGCGCGCAGGCTCAACAAGCATCATTTTGTTGATGCCAACAACGGCAAATGCGGCGGCAGAGATTGGTGCAGGCACAGCATATATCAGCGCCCGCACAAAGCGATCATTCACGATCACGCACGCAAACAATAGCCAGTCAGATCGCACTTTCGGCTATGTCGTTATTGGATGAATGGAGCCGATGTTCAGAGTGGATTGAAGCGGCTCTGGTACATGCACACGGCAGTCATACGCTTCAAGATGTTTTAGACATTGTTAAAAAAGGCGATGCGCAGTTCTGGCCTTTTGACGATGCGGCAATCGTTACAGAAATAATTCGCTATCCACAGCGCACAACTTTGCGCTTTTGGTTAGCCGGTGGAAATTTTGAAACATTGGCAGAGGCAGAGCCGAAGCTGATTAATTGGTCAAAGCAATTTGACTGCACATCTGTCGAAATCGTCGGCAGACGCGGATGGGTTCGGGCTTTGGATGGCTACGAAGCAACCGCGACAATTATGGCAAAGGATTTTTGATATGGGTAAAGGTGGCGGCGGCGGCGGTTCACAGACTGTAAATACTCAGGTTGAACCACCAGAATATGCAAAACCATTTCTTGAATATGGACTTGCGCAGGCAAAAGATCAGTATAATAGCACTATGCCTGATTACTATCCTGACAGCACAGTTGTCGGTTTTGCACCTGAATCTGAAATGGCTCTTAACAGCATTCGCGATCAGGCGCTTGATCCAACAGGCATGTCGCAGACTGCGCAGAATGTTGTTCAGCAAAATTTGATGGGTACAAACCCGCTAATGTCGGCAGCTTTCGCACCGGTCATCAATCAGGTGCAAAGTCAATTTGCAAAAGCTGGTCGTTATGGTTCTGGCGCAAATCAGCAAGCACTTGCAAGCGCACTTGCACCAGCCGCTTTGCAGGCACAGCAAAACGCTATCTCACAAGCACCGCAATTTGCAAACCTGACAGCACAACAGCTTGCAGGCGTTGGAAGCGCGAGAGAGGCACAAGCCGAAGCTGAACTGCAAGACAATATTAATCGGTTTAACTACGACCAGAACATCGATCAGAAAAAGCTTCAGCAATATATGTCGCTGGTTGGCGGCGGTACGGTTGGAAGCAACACAATCAATCCGGTCAGTCGCAACCCAATGGCTACGGCTTTGGGCGGTGCTGGTGCAGGCGCACAGCTTGGAAGTCTTGCCGGTTTTAATCCGATGTATGGTGCGGCGGCAGGCGGCATTTTAGGTCTATTAGGCTAGAGGAAACACGATGGCTTCATTATTTGATTTCATAGACGCTGAACAACGTGCAATTCAACAGGCATCGCGTCCTGTGACTGCGGCTATTGCACCGACAATGTATGATGACGCTATCATGCGGCGCACGCGTTCGCCATTGCCGCGCCAGATGCAAGCCAGCATGCCTATGCCAACAGTTTTGCCGCAATCAAAGCCAGCAATGATGCCATCGCCTTATGATGATGCAGTCATGCGTCAGGCACGCAATCCGGCACCAACATTGTTGCAGGCCGCACCACAGCCACAGGCAGAACAGCCAGCCGCAACACCGGCAGAGACAGGCGGCTTTGGTGGCCTACTTGGCACAAGCTTTAACGATCCGCGCACGCAGGGGATTCTTGCGGCAAGCGCTTCACTGCTTGAGTCTGGTGGCAATCGCACCGGCGCACCTGTTAGTATTGGTCAGGCTTTGGGGCGTGCATTAACGGCTGGAACGGCTGGTTATTCCGGCGCGCAGTCAGCCGAAGCGGCGCGCAAAGATGCAGAAATTAATCAGCAATATAAGCTGGCTCAAGCGAAGCAAATGGAGTCATCTGCAACCCGCCCAATCCTGACAGACTTGGGCAATGGCGCATTTACCCGCGTAACTGATCCGGTCACAGGCGAAAGCAAAATCGTCGAAAACAATGATGTTAAAGAATATCTGGAACGCCAAGCTACAAAAAAGCAAACCAAAAACATTAATTTGTCTGACAAACAGATCGAAGCACAAACTGATGAGTTAGATAACATCGCGTCGACAAATGACCTTATTTCTGAAACTGACGGCTTTTTGGATATGATTGCTGATGGTGAATTGGAGTTTGGTTTTATTGACTCAGTTAGTGACAGTTTATCGCTTGCTACCGGTATTGGCGACACGCAAGAAGCTATGAATTCACAATCGTTCGATCGCTACATCAATAGGCTCCGCAATGAATTGTTGCGGATGGCAAGAGGCGTACAGACTGACGCTGATGCTGACAGAGTGATTAAAGAATTGGTAACAGGCATTGAGTCTAAAAACACCGATGCTGTTGAAAACGCTCTTGTAAAGCTAAGAGATGTTCAAAACAAAACAGTTCGCCGCCTCAAAGCAAAAGTGCAAAACCGGCGCAAAGCTAAAGGTCTGGATAACTATGATTTCAACAATACGGCAACGGCTGACGGTGTTGGTTATTCTGTTGTGGAGGATGACGATTAATGGCAACCACCCTTAATATCGGCGGCAAAAAAGTTAAAGTTGACGACAGCTTTAACGACTTAGATGCCGCAGGCCAGAAAAAGGTCATCCGCAGAATTGAACGCGATCTTGGTGTTAGTTCTTCAAAGCCTGCAAAGCAAGAGCGCGGCACAGGTCTAAAAGACGTTGCTCGATTTGGTCTTGGGCAGGGCTTGGCATTGGGCTTTGGCGATGAAATAGAAGCGCTTGGAGCCAGCCTGCTTGGTGATGAAACCTATGACGAAGCCGTTGGTCGCATTCGTGCCGATATGGATGATTATCGCAAAGACAATGCGGGTAAAGCGCTGGCTATGGAATTGGGCGGTGGCTTGCTAACTGGCGGCTATGGCGCTGGTCGAGCCGCACTAGCGGCAGGCGCAAGAGGCGCACTTAAAGCTGGTGCAAAAGCTGGTGCAGGCGTTGGCGGGGTCGCTGGATTTGGTAGCGGTGAAGGTCTTGAAGGCAGTCTGACAGGCGCGGCGATTGGTGCCGGTGCTGGCGGCGCTCTTGGTGCGGCATTACCGGCGGCTGGCAATCTTGTTAAAGGCACAGTTAATCGTGTGCGTTCTGCTACTGATATGATTTCAGATAAAGGCGCGCAAAAAGCATCTGACTTGAAGATTTTGCAGGCAATGGAAGCCGAAGATATTTCACCGACGCAGGCTTATAGAAAGCTGGCACAAGCAAAGCGTGGCGGCGTTGAAGATACGATGCTGGTCGATGTTATGAACGAATCTGGCAGAGGTTTAGCACAGGGCGCAAACACCGTATCAACAAAAGCCAGAACCATTGCTGAAGAAGCTTTGGATAATCGTCAGATGAAAAGCGGCAAACAGATTGCAGACGATCTTGCTGACAATGTTGTATCAGGTAAAACCGCCGAAGAAGTTTTCGATGGTCTTGTTCAGCAAAACAAAACAATGTCAAAGCCTGCGTATGATAAAGCCTATATGGCTGAAGATGGCACAGAGCGTTTAGTGCAAAGCGATGCGGTCGAAAGATATCTAAAGTCTGATGATTTTGTTGATGCGTTTCAGCGTGGCAAGCGGCTTTTTGAACGTGAGCGTCTTACAGATGACAGTTTGGCAGATGTAAATTTTTCAAATTTATTTGTTAAAAACAAAGATGGAAATCTGGTTCGTTCTGATGCCATTCCGACAGTTCGCCAGCTTGATTATATAAAGCGCGGCTTGGATGACAAAGTTGGCACAGCATTTCAAAGTGGCATTGGCGGTCAAGAGAAAAAAGCATTGACTGACATAATCAGAAACTTTCGCGATGCAATCGATGATGAAGTGCCTGCATACGCACAAGCGCGCAAGCAGTTTGGCGATCGTCAAAGCGTATTTGATGCTGTCGAAAAAGGCCGCAAAATATTCAGCACAAAAGAAGAATTTAGCGTTCCATCGCTACGCCGCGCTGTTAAAGATATGAACGAAACAGAAAAAGATGCGTTTCGTGCTGGCGTTGCTGAAGCAGTCAAAAACAAAGGCACAAAATCAGATGATCTTAAAAACAATGCAAAGTTTTTGTTTGGAAATGAAGATTATCGTAATTTGCTAAAGCTGACATTTGACACAAACACAGAAGCCGGTGCAAAGGCTTGGCAAGCGTTCTCAAGCCGGATGGAACAGCGAATGAATCAGGCTGTTACGCGGGCAAGAACAAAGCCATCAGCCGGTAGCCGCACGCCTGTTATGACTGAAGATGGGCGTGACATACAGCGCGACGCTGGTTTGCTTATGAACTTACTTTCAGGAAATATAAGCGGTGTTTCTAGCGATCTAGTAACGCGCGGCGGTGGCTTAGGCAAGCGCATTGGCACTAATGTATCCGGTGATTTGTTTGATACAAATCTGGCATCGCAAAAAGAAACATTGCGGCGGCTAAACCAGCTTCGTGCAAGTGAAAAAGCTCGCTTGGAGCGTTCAGGAATATCAGCATCAAAATTGGGTGGCGGCATTGGTGCCAGCACCGGCCTTTTAACGAATTGAGGTAAGCATGTCAAAGACAGCAATTTCACAATATAGCTCGACGCCAAGTTCAAATTCGGATGTTGACGGCATTGACATTTCGGAAGGTTGCCCCGCATCAAATTTGAATAATGCACAGCGTTCGCTGATGAGTCACCTGAAAGAAATGGACGATGGCACAAGTGCTTTGACCAGCCCATCGATGGGTCAGCTAAATGTCGATAATCTGCGGCTTGATGGCAATACGATTTCTTCCACAGATACGAATGGCGACATCACGATTGACCCTGATGGAACTGGCGACACTATTATTGCGTCAGGCAACGTGGGCATTGGGACGAGTTCGCCAAGCGAAACTTTGCACGTTGAAGAAAGCACAACAGGCAACGCTGTGCGTGTAGCCAGAGGCGGCAACTATATTGTTATGGGTGGTTCTGGCTCTGGGACACAGTATGTAAAAGGCTACGAAGGCACTGTTGCCTTTGGCAATGCCTTTGCAGGGAATACCACATTCCTTACTGGTGACACTGAACGGATGCGTATTGATTCGTCAGGCCGTGTTACAAAACCAAGCCAGCCAGCGTTTCAAGCTATTCCTTCTAGCAACCAAAATAACATAGCTTTGAATACAGAGGTAACTATTATATTTGGTACTGAAAGGTTTGATGTAGGTTCTAACTTTGCAAGCAACACATTTACTGCGCCAGTCACTGGTAAATATTATCTTGATACTCAGTTGCGGGTAGAGCAAATCGACACTGGTGCTAATTATTATCAGTTAAAAATTCAGACAACCAATCACACTTATGTAATGACATTAGACCCAAATTTCACAGCCGATATGCTCTACGGCACAATGTCTATATCAATAGTTGCGGATATGGACGCAAATGACACCACTAAGGTTATACTTTTTCAAAGTGGCGGGACTCAACAGGCCGATATAGACGATGAATCATATTTTAGCGGTTACTTACTTGGTTAATCGGGTGAAACAATCCTGTCTTAAAGGAGACACAAAATGGCAAATCATACTAAATCAGTAGTTTTAACTGACCTACAACAGCAAATCCTGTCCAATGATTTGTTAAACGACACAGATAACGCTGGCATAGATGCGTGGATACAGGCGGCAGTAGATGGCAAGATTGCTAATTGTTGGAAAAGATTCCAACAAGAGTGGACAGTTAAGCTAATGAATGATGATGGATTCACTGACGCCATCCCATCAAATCAAGCTGACTTTGTTGCGCTTGTGCTTGCACGTAGTGACTACAAAAATCGTAAAGCGCGGGATGACGCATCAATATAACAGCTTTGGAGGCTGAATAATGTCGAAAGATAAAATCGCAGACTATGACGGCTCCACAGCCGGAAACAACACCGACATCGGCGGCATTTCTATAGCCGAAGGAATGTTGCCAAGTGCTGTCAATAACTCTATGCGGGAATTGACCAAGCAGTTAGGCGCATTTGCTAACGGCACTGATGCGATTGATGGGCTCTCTGTTGATGGCACAATCAAGCTGGACGGTAACTACCCGACAGGCACAAACAACGTGGCGTTAGGTGATGCCGCACTTGGAGGAGGTTCGCTTAGTGGCGGGTCTAACGTAGCAATCGGCACATCAGCACTTGATGCAAACACATCAGGCACAACGAATATAGCAATCGGCGTCAATGCACTTGGCGAAAACACTACCGCATCAGATAATGTTGCAGTAGGACATTCTGCATTAAAGTTAAATACAACAGGTGCTAGAAATACCGCAGTTGGATATGAAAGTTTAGATGCAAACACAACTGGAACAAGGCATGTAGCAGTTGGTTATCTTTCTTTAAGCGCAAATTCTACTGGAAACTATAACACAGCAGTTGGCGATATTGCTTTATTATCAAACAGTACAGGCTCAAGTAATACGGCTGTTGGTTTGGGTGCATTAGAGGCAAACACTACAGGCTCAGAAAATGTAGCGGTCGGCTTGCAATCTCTTGATGCAAACACGACAGGCGCAAACAACGTGGCTGTTGGAAGAAATGCTTTAAGCGGAAACACCACTGCGGCTGGCAATGTGGCTGTTGGCGACAGTTGTATGTTCTTAAATACGACAGGCACGAACAATGTGGCGATGGGGTATAACGCATTAGTTTCAAACAGTAGCGGTTCATCTAATGTCGCTATCGGAAGTCATGCGGGTTACGCGACTACTACCACAGGTGATGGAACCTTTGTCGGTGTTGGCGCTGGTCAAAACGCAACTTCCGCAGACCACAATACTTACATTGGTAGGTATGCTGGTGGAGACATGACTAGCGGCACAAAAAATACAATCATTGGAAGATATGCTGGCAATCAGGGTGGCCTAGACATCCGCACAGCCAGCAACAATGTCGTGCTGTCTGATGGGGATGGTAATCCTAGAGTTTATATTGATAACGCAGGAACAAATTATGTTTGGTCTACTGCCGCACCTATGATTTGGGGCAGAAATAATACTAGTGGTTCTGTTACTGGGCTTGCTTATTGTAACACCGCATCACACATAGGGAGTTTCACAGGTCAAGTGTTTCGTGTTATGTGCGATGGCGATGTAGAAAATGCAAATAATTCTTATGGGTCTCTTTCGGATATAAAACTTAAAGAAAACATTGTTAATGCTAAATCTCAGTGGGATGATTTGAAAGCTCTGCAAGTTCGGAACTATAATTTTAAGGCAGAAACAGGGTACAGTTCTCACACTCAAATTGGCCTTATAGCTCAAGAGGTTGAGCTTATCTCGCCTAACTTAGTTGGTCAGTCTATTGATGATGAAACTAATGAGACTACCAAGACCGTCAATTATTCTGTCCTCTATATGAAAGCAGTCAAAGCTCTGCAAGAAGCAATGACCCGCATCGAAACGCTTGAGGCTAAAGTCTCTACGCTTGAAGGAGAATAAAATGGATGAGCTAACAGCAGAACAAATCGCAAAGCATTATTCAGCTATGGGCGATAGTGTTGACCTTATCAATGCCATCATTGCTGGTGAAGCTATGGCTGACAAAGAAGCCGCAGAGAAGCAGAACTGTGTAGACAGGAATGTTGAACATCTTGAACTGATGGTAGCCAAAGACTACTGGACAGATGAAAACATGACAGCAGTAAATGCCGCTATCACGGCTGGTAACGATTACGCTTCTTAAATGGTCGAGTCCGACATTGATCACGCCGCGTCATTGCATCTTGCTAAAGCTATGGAAAGACTGACATGATACCACTATCAATCATCGATGCGATAACCATAACGCTATTGATCGTCGTCATAATCCAAAACAGAAAATAATCATGAATGACCCACGCTTTTTTATTGTTTGTGTTCATTGGAACGCAAGCAGACAAGAGGCTTGTCAGCAATGATATGTATTTCAAGTCGCTGA